CTGCATGTTGTGTTTCATGTCGCACAAACGGTCTAAGCCTGCTTCCCTTTTGTTGGGAGAGGAAATAAACGTTGGCGGAAAACTGATTTACAAATGTGGTTGATATGGTTAGTGCCATACAGTCTCCTCAAAATTGTTTAAGTTTATTTCGACTTAGATTGCCTACGTTTGTAGATCCCGTCTGACTAGGCCTAATAAAAGGGTCCTTGCAGATTCTCCTATCCGGGCTTAAGAATATCAAAAATGCTCCCAAAATAAAAGTCAACGATCGTTCACCTATCATTTGGAAATATTTTTGCATCTCCGCTACCGACGATTCGTGTTTCGGGCTGTCTTTATGGAAGTATGGATGGGTCATGTCCGCCATTATGTCGTTTATCCTAGATTGTGCTTGATCCGGTGTAAGTCTTCCACCGTATGGGTCTTGCGGTTCACCTTTTACTGCATCGTCTATCATTGATTCCCCAAGTTTAGCGAAGAACTTGATAACTATCGGGTCATCTCCCAATCTTGTCTCATTTAAGAAATTAACTATGTCTGGATCACCAAAAGCTTCAAGTGCTGCCTTAGCTTGCCCTAGTTTTGGCTCAAATGTCTGTCCCCACTCCTGTTTTAGCGTCTCAATGGTCTGACTTTGAGTCATTTGCACGTTTTTCTGTGCGGTTTCTTGCTGTTGTACCTGCATTTGGGCGTTCCATTTGAGGATTTCCGCCGCTTGCTTGGGTAATATCCCTAGTTCGAACGCTTTTTCCTTAAAAGAGTTGAATAATTCTTGGTCTGCTATCTGTAGTCCAGGCAAATCCTTTAAGTACTCTCCCTTCTGTTGAGGCAACCCCAGTTTTTGAAAGACTTCGCTCCAGGCTTCGGGACCATCGTTGGGTCCTGGCACGATAACCTTGTCCCGCCCGATGGATTTCTGAGCGTGGACGTAGGATTTAAGTAGATTATGGGCATTGATCCCACCATCCTCACCTTTTAGTGGCATAAGTGATGGGTCGTCGTAAATATTCCTATCAATTCCTTCATACCAAGTGCCCTTACCTATAGGTTCAGGAGCCGGCTGAGATGATGGGTCTGGTGCAGAGGTTAATGCTGTAGGAGCAGCAGCAGGTGTGCCACTATCGGAAGTAGTCATAGTTATCCTTTTTTATTTCTGAATACATCGCCTTAATATCATCAGGCGTTTTCTCCAAAATGTTTAATATTTTTAAAAGCACGGATCGTTCCCCTTCATGGAAAAATGCCATGTACGGATTAAATTGTCCAGAACGATCATAATGTATAGTGGTAGTAAGCTGATAGGAATTGGTCATTAAGTCCGCCAAGACCTTCTTTCCATCGTCTGAGTTAAACACCCTACGATACGTAAGTACCAATTCCGTTTGTTTTTGTGCCTGTGATTTGTCGTCCATTACATTCCCATTTGTGCGCCCTGAGCTTCGGCTATAGATTTAGCTCCTGCTGCGCCCTTTTGAAGTGCCGATGCGGATGCCTCTTGTTGTGCCATCTGTGCCTGTTGCGCGGCGACCTCTTGTCTCTGTTGTCGCATTCCCTCAACTTCCGATTTATCTCGAATGATGTTTGGGGGTAGTGTGAATATGTCCGCTGCGAACCGTACAACTTCATCTGTATTTATATTATCTAACATTTCTGGGTGAGTTCCCGCAAGAGGGGAAAGAATTTGCATAACGCGCGTGAAAGCGTCACCTTCTGCCGCCTTCTGCGCTTTAGCAAGTTGTGAGGTATATTTTATATTAAGTTGATTTGTTTGCATTTTCTTAGGTGGAGGTGGTAAATAACCTTTATTAGATAGAGCGATAAAACAACGCTCAATGAGCGGCTGTAGAAATTCGAAGTGTTGCCGACCCAGAATTGGGCCTAACATCCGAAGTTTCTCCTCCGTTCGTTGTAAGACCTCGGTAGCGGTCATTTGCGGATTGTTCTCACCCAACTGCAATTGGTCTATGAAGAATGCCGAACGAATCCTCATCCGGGTCTGTTCCATCATGTCCTCGCCCAGCTTAGGATCAACACCCGTATTTAGCGGCTCTATCCTGTCCTTGGAACCTGCACGGTAAATATTGATGGCATGAGGCATCGTTTTTATCGGCATCAAAATCCCATCGTCGGGAGCTTGAAGAGGCGGAGCTACAGATAATTGTCCTGCTTGTAGGGTAATCTTCATTAGGGCATTGACCATCTTGATATCTGCCAATGCTTTCATTCCTGGCGATCTTCCGTAAACTTCACCCGATACCTTGGACCATCTAGGAACTATGAATGGCATAATATCAAATCCACTGTTCCGAAGGACGTGCCGACTCTGCACCAATACATGGCACGAATAGAACGGCTTGTTCTGCGGGTTCAGTTTCTTGGGATCTCGCTTAGTCCGTGGACCTACGCCTTGTATGATATCAAACTTAGTCTGTGAACCAACAATCTTATCGTGTTGTATAATGTAATCAGGGACGTTTTTCTCACCAAATTCCATGATGATCTGCCGAGCAGTCCATTTGTATTGTCGAAATACGGTGTCAACTATCCCCTTATTATTTTCGTCTATATAGTGCTGATAGATAGGGTTTGATCTGAAACGAAGTACCGTTTCATCATCATCTTCAATTAGAAGTGTGGATGCTCCAAAGCAACCCATATCTAAATACATCTCATGTACTTCCGTTTGGAAGTTGGAGTTATTAAAAACATTAATCATCTTGTGTACAACTATGTCGGTCCACTTTCGTACTTCGTCGTCTTTGTCCATGTCGGCATTGCCGGTGGATAGTCCGAACCACACAGTAGAAGGATTGGTGAGCATGGAATGAAGGGCGGCCGCCAGAAGTTCATTCGAATGAATAGATGTGGAATCGAACAGTACGTCTTGGGACGCTCGATCGCCTGCTTGACGGGAGCCGTATACGTTGTTCTTCTTTGGAATAATGTAATAAGAAAGTTCGTCCCAATAAGAATCCCAATTAGTGCGATCCGCTTTGAGTTCTTCATATTTTTTAATAACCCAATTTCCTAAAGGATTATCTGAGGTTTCAAACCCATGTACTTTTTCCGCAGGCATTATTCCCACTGTTTACTCCTATGAGAATAAAGAGGTTTTCTTATTATCCTCTTCACCTAAAATTTGTTTTTGCCTTGACCCAGGACTGACGTTGGTACTGCCAACACCTGCTCCTGCTTTTGCCGATGTCTCTCGCAGGTTGCCTGGCGCTGCGGTTTTGAACTTTTCTTCCATACGCTTTTTATAATCGTCTAAGGCACCTTGCTTATTTCCATATCGCCCTTGGACCGCTTGTTGCTGGCTAGTATATCTTGCTTCTTCATCTACATCCACCTGCCCACCACCCTCCGCTGCGAAATCTCGCGCACGTGATCGGTATCCAGTTTGTGCAGATTGAAATTGTTCATCTGGTGTTGGACCGGATGGACCTCTTTTTTTATGTCCCATAAAATCTCCTAATAGCCAAATAAGGATCGTTGTTTGTTCTGTCTCTCAGGGCCAGCGAGTATAGTCGGTGCAGGTGTCGGTTCTTCCACTGGCGCTGCCTGCTTATATCCCATCTTCTTAGAATGAGCGATAAAGTCTCCCTGGTGCGCCATTATCCCAGCAGTGAATGCTGTCTTGGCATCACCTTTACCGATCGCTTTGATTGTATCTCTACCACCCTTTAGTGGGTTTACCGCTAATTCCTTTATCTTATTTGCCACGCTTCCCATACATCTCCTATTTGAAAATCGATGCGGTATCATATGTTGGCGATAAAAGGGTATCTCCCTTATCTCCGTATCTCGCACCTGCACCGCCGGTGGATGATTTTATCCTGCCTTCCATCTCCTGTTTCTTCTTAGCAGCTGCCGCGTCCATCTCCGCTTGCGCTTTCGCCTTCTCATCTGCTGCTAATCCTTCTGCTCTAGCTGCTGCCTTCTTCTGATCTGACTGCGCTTTCATGGCAACACCGGTTGAAGCAGCAGTTGCCGCTAGCGATACGATAGCAGGTACAAGTACCGCTGGTCCCATTCTTAAATGTAATTTTTCGTTCATATGCTCTCCACTTTTGGATTTAATATTTTGGCCGCTTGATTGGCGTTATCCCCCAACCTATTCATCTTCTTAATCTCATCAGGCGCGCGAATCTTCTTATAGAGAGCATCGTTTGCCATTTGGTTGAACTTGTTAAGGTCTGGTTTCTTCTCATGTACCATGTTCTCAAGTTCCTGCGATGCCTTCATCTTTGCGCCCATAGTTCTCCATATCGTAGTAAATACCGATCCCAGTATTCGTAGTGTAACATATCCTAAGTCCCTGAGAAAGGAATGTAGCTATCTTTTCTGTCACACCTGGCAAATCAGATTGTACCTCTGCCGTTATCTTTTTTGCAAACGGATATTTCAGATGAACGTATTCCTTAAACTGGTTGAAGCAATCCTTCCCATGTTTCTGCCCACGAAAACGTTGGGGCACAAAAAAATTCACGATAAACACCGACTCATTTCCTGTGGTATATGAAATGAATCCATAGTCCGTAAAGAAGGTGGTGGCCTGCCAATACTCCCACTGCCACTCGGCGATCATAGCTACTGTAAAACTAGAATTTGAAAATGTCGTAGTTTCCATCGGCGATTCTGCTAAAGTCTTTTCCATAACGTTTCTCCATTGGTCTTCGTCTACCCATCGCCATTACCCTCATGGCATCAGAGCCGTGAGAACTCCAGTCGTGCAAGGGCTTGTCTGAATAGATTTTTCTAATTGGGTCCCACTCTTTTTGATACGCTTCAAGTGACATAATACCCTTTTTACACTTAACTTTGTCGAACCAACACATGGGCAACATTTGGCGAACGGCCTCAATGCCATCCATGATTGAAGCTTTTGGTAGTATTCGAGTTCTTCGTCCAAGCGCTCTAAGAACTTCCTCACGCGTTTTGCCCGTTCCAAGTTCTCTTGCAGCGGCATCATGCGGAAGCACATCTTCTCCATATACATATCCTTTGGTTTGGATTGCAGAGATCATATCGTAAAGAGATATCCCCACAAACTCTACATAATCAATTATGTGAAACTCCGCTCCCACCTGCTGCATGAACCAGATGGACGTAGCATCCGCGATCCCAAGGTCCCAGTAGGTGTCCACCGGAACCGCGCGGTCGTAGCCTACGTGGCATATCTGTCCCTGACTGCGAATCAGTTCCATCAGATGGCTGTAGTACGCTCCTCGCATGGCTGCCGAGAAACTGGTTTCGTACTCCTGTGCAAACTCCTCCGCGGTCATGGTCTTACGTGCAGATTCTAGTTCATCC